CTTCCAGATCGTTGCATCTCGTCAATTCTAGCGGCTTCTGTTGCAGTAAGACCTTGCAGCCTAGCTCTTTCACCAGCTTGCACACTTTCGAGTCTAGAGGTTTCACCTAATCTAGCCGCTTGTAAGTTAGCCGCTTGACCTCTTTCTGCCATTTGATTTGCTCTTTCTTGTTGTGATATGCTAGCCGCAGATTGTTGTGCTTGTTGAGTGCCAGCCATAGCTAAACTTTGAGCTAAACCTCCAATACCGCTAGCGCCAGCCACGCCACCTAAATTGCTTAATATATTTGCTTGAGATTGCTGTGATTGTTGTCTAGCAAAGTCCGCTGCTCTTGTATCTACTCTAAGATCTTCGTATATATTTTCCGCTCCTTCATAGACATTTTGCAAGCCGGCGTATTGGTTTTCTAAACCAGCATATTGATTTTGCATGTTTTCGTAAGGGCTTTGTAGACCAGCGTAAGGGTTTGTAAATTCTAAATCCATATACTGCTCTCTCATTTCTTCTAAACGAGCTTGAGCATCACGGTTTTGCTTAGCCATTCTTTTTCTAGCTTTACGCTTTCCAAAAAAACCTAACACCGCCGTTCCAAGCTGAACAGCCGTAAAGGGGTCCATCTTTAACGGACTAGCTTTTTTCTTGAAAGGTGATTTTAAACCTTTTATTGCCATAATATTATATTTTATCTATTTATAGTTACATTTTACAGCAGTTATTTACTGCTTTCAACCACTTCAGACCCTATTGAAAACAACTCTTGAGGAGCAGTAGAGTTTGTTGTAAACTTAAATTCAGAATAATATCCTTTTATTCCAGACTTGTTTACTTGGTTATTTTTCTTAAACATTATGTAGTCTTGATTAGACACGCCATTACCTGAGCCTTCTACGTCTATATAGCTCGGAGCAATACTTATTATTTTACCTATGTGTGTAGGCGCGTTTAAGTTGCCTACTGCGTCTTCAGTAGAATAGTAAGCATGATCACCTACTTGAACTGATACGTTTTGATTTGTTGTACTTATTCTTATTCTTACCATAGTGTATATATTACGATGCTGATCCTTGAGCTATTAAAGTAGCTAGATCTAAGTATACTGTTACATCTTCTGAAGGATATTGATCTATAGTTACAGTTCCTGTAAATCTAGACGTGTCTGAAAAAGTAACTGTTCTTTCGTCAACAGGTCTAAACGTAAGAGTTTCTCCTCCTGAAAAGTTTTGCGGATGAGTTACTATCATCGAGCCTTGTGTTGCGCTAGCGCTAACGCTTGTTACTGTGTTTGTAGAAGAATTATCTACGTTTGTGCCTACGTACCTTACTTCGTTACCTCCTGAAATGTGATAAGTGCCGTTTAAATTTATAGTGGTTGCGTTAACATGAGAACCTCTTACGGTAGTTGTAGGTGAAGTAATAGCTTGAAGGCCAAGTGTACTTAACGTAAAACCTAATCCTGTCGCGACTTGTATATCACCAGCAACTGTGTGAAACGTTAGAGTTATACCATCTGCAAATGATTGGCCTGACGTGCCGCTTAAAGTAACCTGCTTAGTAGCTGTATCTATAAGTTTTATAACAGGCGTTCCATTTAAAGAGCCGCTACTTACGCCAACAAGAACAGATCCCAAAGTAATATCAGAAATGTCGTCTAAAACAACAGTTAAAGAATTGCTAGTTGATCCGTTTACAGTATGTGTTTTTATAGTTTTAAACGATTTGTCGCTGTAAGCTCTAGAATCAATAACAGTAAAAAACCCAAAACCATCAGCGTCAGTGTCTACGTTTTCTACTGTCCAATCTATTGAAACAGGTGTAGAAGTTGTACTAGCAGGAGAACCTGTAGACGTTACGCTACTAGGAAAAGTTTTATACTTACCAGGATTTGTAGTGTCTATTAAAGCAAATGTTACTGTAGTATTACCTAGTTGATTTATTCTTTTGTTTATTACGCTGCCGCCACTAGTTGTAGTAGTATCAGTATCTGGTATTAGCAAGACGTTGTAGCTTGCCCCAGCAACAGCAGGAAACTTTATAAAACCACTATATATAGTAGAACTCATTGTTATGTTAGAAGCAGAGTTTATAGTAAAATTTTCAGTAAATGTATTTGTAGAAAAGTTATAAAACTGCCTAGAGTTATTAGAAACTATTATTTGAAATTTAGAGCCAACATCTCCTCTAACTTCAAACTGACGAACAGCACCTGTCTCTAATATGTCAGAAATGTCAATGTTCAGTATTGTGATTATTTTCTTATCCATAACTTATCTTTTACTCTGGAGCTTCTTCACTGCTTGATGTTACTAATGATGCGATGCCTAATCCTTGAACGTTAAATCCTGAGGTGTCAATAACATCATTAGTTTGAAACTTACCTTTTATATAGTTAAAATATTTGTTTTCTTTTTCAACAAAACTATTTATTGAGCCAGACTCTATGTTAGTATATATATAATCTAAACTCCAACCGCTAGTTCCTTCGTAGTTAATTGTTTTAAAGTTTTTAACTATAGAAGGAGAGTCATTAAAAACAGCTACAACGCTAGAAGGCTCGGGGTTTTGATTATAAAAAGTGTTTATACTTGCTTCAGCATGATAATGCTTGTAAAGCTTGCCGTCTTTAAGAGTGTAGTAGTTTTTAGATAAGCTTAATCCTGACTCAGGAATAAAAGACTTAAAACTCACCCATCCTTTAACGTCTTCGCTATACGAAAGAGTTTGAACGGCCGCCACATTAGCGTTTACTCTTTTAAATTTAATACTGCTTATTAAAGCTTGCGTATTTGGGCTAGGCTTTAAAACTAAAGTGTTAACTAAATCAGCAGATCCTTCGGTTAGAACTTCATCGCCAATTGTAAGCGTGTTGTTAAAGTTCGTAGAATCTACTTCAGCATCGTCATCACCTATTCTAACTGTAAAGCCTTGACCTTCGGTGTTATAGTAATAAACGTCTATAAAACCACTCGTTATACTATAATCTATATCTAAATTATACTGTTGTCCACTAGGTATTTCTTCTGCTAAAGCTTGAGATACGTACGCGTTAGTACTTTGCACTGTATCAAACTCTATTTGACCGTTTTCAAAGAAAACTTCAGGAGATTCAGAGGCATTAAAACCTCCAAAAGACCAAGACTCTATTGATCCGCCTGTAAATAAATTTGTGTTTGACTGTACAGAAGCGTTTTCTAACTTACCTACACCTCCTGTTGCTCCTATAGGATAAAAGAACAATCTATTTGAGTTGCTTACTGTTGCACTAGCGTCAACAGTTAAACTAGCGTCTCCAGTAAATCCTTCGGGAGTGTTTACAGTGATAAAACTATTATTAGAAAAGTCTACTGAAAAAGTGTACAGTCCTGGTTCGTTAATATTATCTATAATAAATCGTACAGACTCCCCTGACTCGTTAATGTTGCTTACAAATCCAGCTTTAAAGCTTCCGCTAAATTGATCGGCAGAAAGAGGGCCTATGTTGTCAAACGTAAAAGAAAAAGTATAAGACTGTTCAAAAAAGTCTACTTCATCTGCATTGAAAATATGTTTAAAAGTGTTGAGCTCAGCGTCTACAAAGCTAGCAGGGACATTCCAGTTATAACCACCGTTAGCGTAGTACGCTCTATTTTCTTGAAGAGCGTGTAAAGGTTGAGTGTTAGGCACCGTGTTAGCTAACCAACCTTCAGGTATACTACTGTTGTTTTGAGGTAAAGTTATATCTATGAAGTTTATTCTATTTATTATGAGTTCTATACTATAAAACTGTATTCGCACAGCGTTGTGTGTTCCCATTTGAGAATCTTCATCAAACTGAAAAACACCTCTAAAAGCGTGTGTACCTCCACCGTATTCCCCTGTTTCCATAGGAACTAATCTAAGACCATCCATGTTGTGGTTTGCTCTACCTATGTAGCCATTTGGCAGTGGCGTTAATGCTCCAGGTATAGAAGAATCCAAGTGTTGAACTCCGCTTGTATTACTAGAAGTACTGGCAGTAAACGGTTGAAAAACATGCTGTATATATATACCGTAACCATAATTATTTAATTCAAATCCTGGGTTTAAAGAAGGCGTGTACTCTACATCTATTAAATACCAGTTGCCGTGAACTAAAGCGGTGCCGCTTGTTATGTCTTGAGTAATTATGCCGCTACTAGTATCGCCGCCAGGATGCATAATATAAACTTTATTTTGAGCTGTAGTTATTTCGTCTGTACCTTGTAATACGTTACCTTGGTCTAAAGTAACTCCATCAAACTCTGTTATAGCTGTGTTTGCTACACCCATTGTGTGTGAAGAAACGCCGTTGTCATTTCCAATATACCATTGAGCTGTTGTTCCGTCATTTAACGATACGGACTCTGAAAGCGTCGGCAAGTTTATTGAGCCGTAGTAATCTTCAGCTCCATAAAACTGGTTTATAGTTCCTAAACTACCTATATTAAAAGTCCATCCGCCACCATCGATAGCATAGTCTACAGCGGTGAAAGCTAATTGATTGCCATTGCCTGAGTTAGGATTTCCATAAACACCAGGCACTGCTTCTGCAGCTTGTATAAATGCCTGGCCTGTTACAGGATCTATTTGCGTTTGGCCTAGTACAAAGCTTTGCCCAAGGTCTTGAATAGCAGATGTTTTATATATTTCTACTCTGTTTATAACTAAAGTGTCGTCAATATTGTTTAAATCTACTCTAATATCTATTTGTAGATTATCTACGACTACAGTTGGCTCCATAGATTGAACAAACTTGTATTGAACAGAAACAGAGTTTGTATCTATTCCAGCTGAGTTTTCTGCTAATGGAACTGTAGTACTAACAGCGTTGTTAGCTTGGTAACCAAGAACTACTTGACCCGTAGAATCACCCGCAGTTTGCTCGGGGTACATAAACGTTGTGTAAGGGTTTGTGTTTGTAGCTGTTTCAAAACCAGCAGGAGTACCACTTGGTATATCGCTGGAATCTCTTAATATAGAATTGCCAACAAAGTTACCTGTAACTCCATCTCTTAATCTTATTTGAATTTGCGGCTCGTTATCACTGTAACTTGCAACATTAGTACCATAATATACTACTATTTTTATTTCTTCGCCATTAAATATAGTCATGTTAGTAGCCGTAGGATTAGCCGCTAAAACAGGGGCTGCTACGTAATCGTTAGGTATAGTGTCTCCTGATATAATGTTTCCAGGAAGTAAAATACCCCCTAAAACTGATTCATCCGGATTATCATAAGTAAAGTTGATACCAGGGTAATAATAAAAGAATCGGTCGCCAAACCCCGTTGAAACAAGGTAATAGTCCGCTTCGTCACTCCAAAATATACGATTAAAATTAAAATCAAGTAAACCTCCCCAAGATTGCTCTACACCTGTTTCACCTACTAAAAACAAACCTGTTGGATTGTTTGTAGAATCTGCAGATATAAATTGAGAATAAGTGTCACTGTAAAATCTTTGAAACTGACCGTCAAAATCGCTGTTATAGCCGCTTCCACTTGACAAAAAAGGATTTCCGTCTATATTTTGTCTATATGAAAACATTCTTTCACCAGTGCTACCGGAGTTTGTAAAAAACTCTGGAAAAGCAGCGTCTTGACCTTCTATTCCTACTTGACCGGCTACGGCAGTTACAGCTTCTTGACCTTGAACAAACTGCTGATAAAACTCAGCGTTTATAGCTGGAAAATATGTTATTGTTGCTTCAGCTTTAAAACCAGTGTTACTTAAGTACTGGTACTGAGAGTAATAATCGCTAACAGCACCTCCAAAGTTATAGTCAACACCGCCGTTTAACCCAGCGTTTTCAACTATTTCATTAGTCGAAGTAACAGGTGTTACGTCTACTCCTTCAGATATGTAAGAGTTAGCTAGAACGTTGTTAAACGAAGGGTTTAATATAGTTACATTATATTGCTTCTTGTACTCATCATAAGTACCTAGTATTTTACCGGCATTAAGCATGTTGTCTCTAAAAAAGTCTTTCATGCCAGCGTCTGAAATAGGTGTTAACCCGTCCATTGAAAGCCGCAGTATAGCTCTTCTTTGTTTGTCAGCAAAGTATGCTCTATAAGATTCTTTAGCAAAAGACTCAGGGTTTTTAGATATACCAAAATCACCTACAAAAGGATTAACTTGACCTAAAACATTTTCAGTAGCTACAAGCTGAGGATTACCATCAGCATTAAATATAGCGTCTTTATTTGCTAATATTCTTAACACTTTATCTTCGCAAAACGCTACTAAGTCAGAGTCTCTTGTATAAAGCTTTTGTATACTGCCATAAGTAGGGTTAACATCTTTAGTTATTTTCTCTGCTTGTATAAACTGATTTAAGTTGTTTACACCGTTAGTTGAGTTGTATATACCAGAGTATATTAAGCCGTACTTTCTATTTTCTTCAGAATAAGGTTCTTCTATTGTAGAAGAGGCTCTAGCTCCATTTAAAATAAACGGTGCGTTAAAATCGTCTCTTATTCTGTTTGATTCAATACCATTACCAAAAGATATACAGTTGTTCCAAGACAAACCAAAGTCTACGCTAGTGTCAACAAACTTAGACACGTTAAACGCAACCCTATACCCAGCGTCAAATTCATTTTGTTGATCTGTGTAACTTTGACCTATTATAGCTGTAGTGTAACCTCCGTCGGGTCTGTAAAATCTTACTTCTTGATTAGAGTAATCTATTATGTCTTGATTAGCGTTTAAGTAGTTAAACCCAAATGTTTCAGCAATGTTTTCATGTCTTACTAAAAAGTGAAGTTGATCTCCAACTAAGTTCCACTGCCTAACGTACACGTTTTGTGTTATTTGCTTTTTACCATGTCTAGCTGCTGGTAAATTTGGAAACTCTACTCTACAACCTCTTGGACAAAACATTTCAGCAGAGTCAACATCTAATAGCAAAGGAATAGCTTGACTAGCTTCATAAAATATGTTTAAGTCAGCAGACTGTTTAGGCTTTGTTTCAAAAACAGCTGGTGTATTTATTTTTAAAGCAGATAATGCTTGCGTTTTTTCGTCAACAAATTCTATAGTAGTAGGCGTTTCAGCGTCTGGAAAGCCACTGCCGCCTTGCACTGGGTTAAAGCTTGACGAAGCGCCTGTTGGATCTTTATCTAGCTCTATAATGTAACATACTCTTCTATTGTTCGCTTTACCAAAAGCTTCGATAGTAGCTTTTAAAGCGTCTCCATTGGCCACGTTAGTTGTATTGGCCGCCCAAGCTAAAGCTTTTTCTTCAACACTTTTACCGTCGAGGTGAGGCAAGCCAGCTACACGTTGATGTCTGGTTCTCCAAGAAGTGTGATTGTATATGCGCTTTACGTTAACATTAAGTATAGTGTAAAGGTCGTTAGTAGTGTCATCAGAAAACTTAAACTTAGAACCAATTTTTATATTTTCAATAAACTCTTTTATAACGCCATCTGGATCACCATTAACGTTGAAAGTTGGGTCCCACTGTCTTTCGTGCAGTTCTCTATAGTTTAAATCATATCCTTTGCCTATCCCCGGGCCAGGTGCTGGCATACCAATAGCAGAGTCTGTTTGATCGTAACTACCTTCAAACTCTACATAAACCCCTTCTTTTATAAAAACTCCTCCTCCCCATATTCCCTGCATGTCTTTAGCAAGACTTTGAAGTCCAGTGGCTGTAGAAGTTGCTAGCCCACTATTATCTGTCCAGTTTGAAGAGTGCAAGTTTTTTCCAGGAGCTAAAAAAGAAATATGCATAAAGACTTTACCTGTTTCTTCTCCATAAGAATCTTCAAAGCTAACGTCAAATACGCTATCTTGTTTCCACTGTTTAGATCCTCCTTCTATGTAGCTTGTGTTAGTGGTAACTATTCCAGGCAGACCATTCATTACGTTGCTAGCAGAAAAATTATCTTCGTCATACTGTTGCTCTGTACTAATAACGTCTGGAGACCAAGGTATATCCGTAGTGTTGTTCCAAACCGCTTTTGGATATGACACGGGATTACCTCTCCAACCTTGACCTGCTTCTTTAGCGTAATAAGAATCGGAAGGGTTAGAGTCCGTCAAATACATGTTGTCTATAAAAAACGTAGGTCCTGTTTCACCTAAAATATCTGACCAATGACTTGAGGCGTCTGCTAGCTCATCAGCTGCTGCATCTATAAGTTCTTGAACAGTAATGTCTGGAGTATTTGCGTAAGGATTAGTGTTTAAAACTCCATCAAGCTCGTTAGAAGAATCTTGAATTGAAGCAAGCCACAACACGTTTGCTGAAGAAGAAATAAACTTATTATTATGAACTTCAACTTGCTTATTAACTAAAGCTTGAAGTATTAACTCGTCTATTTTTATTTTAACAAAAAACTTACCAGAAAAATCTTCTCCTTCTCTTTTATCTTTACGCTCTACTAGAAACGTTAGATTTTCATCTAAAGAACCTGTAGCTGTATTTATAGCTTTATTAGTGGCTCCGGAGGCAAGCTTAGCGTCGCCAGGTGTTATCTTGTTGGCTAAGCCTAAAACATAAGCTCCAGATACAGTGCTAACGCTACTTACCTTATACTTTTTAGAGTGAGTAAAAGTCGCATCGTTATCGTCTTCAAGTTTCCAAGATATGTATATATTGTTAGATGTTTCTGTAGAAGCGTTTTCACCATCAGAAGATGGTATAGGAGAGTGCCCTAGCGCTAAGTAAGAATCTACATCTATTTTTATTTTGTCTACGGTTTGATCAATCCTAAATTGATGTTCTTGCATTATAGAACCATCTGTGCCACCATCATTAAGCTGAAGGTTATCGTTTAATTGGCTACATAAGTCAAAGTAATTGTAAGCTATAGACTCTGGAGCTTCTGCTTTAACATCTATTACTTTGTATTTATTCTCGTAGTTTATAGTACCACCATTTGCGCCAATTGTTCTTTTTAATACTAAGTAAGAGTCTTCTTGTATTTTGTTTATGTCAGACGAGTTAAACGCTAGCCACAGGTGTTCTTCTTTGTTGTCAAACTCAGTGTCAGAGCCAGGTATAAACGCGGCAGTCATTAAAGCGTTGTAATATTCACCTGAAGTTTCTTTAACGTAAAACTTAAAGTAGCTAGCCCAATCTGGAGCGTAGCTTGACATTTTAGCTTTTATATTTACAGCTTTAGTTGAAACCACACCGTTTACTATATCGTCGTCAGTAAAAGGAATTTTAATAGAACCTTCTGATGACGTGATTACAGGTGTTTCTCTTCCATACTCATCTCCAAAAACTACGCCAACTTGATAGTCTCTCTGAGACTTAACAGATTGTATTCCTCCTGTCTCAAAAGATTCTTTAACGTTTCTTTTTTCGTAGCCAGCATAAACCTTAACGTCTTGATCAATATCGTAACCTTGAGTGTAATTAGCATAGACTAACCTGTTGCCAACTATTTCTTGAGCTATAGCTTTCCTTGGAACATTATCATATACTCTTAACAACTGGTTTTCTGGAACTGCAGCGTAAATGTTTTCTGTATTTAAAACATACTTACCTAGATTTCTGTGCCTATCTATATTATCAATAGGCTGAAGTAGCTGAACACCTAGTCCTGATCCTTTAGCGCTAAACTCTGGATCTGTATTTTTTATTTTGGCTATAGAATATACAACGTTAGAATCATCTTGCTTATATAGTATGTCAACTTGAACGACATCTTTAGGTATGTCATGAGGAACGAAGTCCATGATTTCAAGAGACTTTATAGTGTTATACATCGCCGTGTTATAACCTTCTTTTATACCGTAGAAATTAGAAGAATTATAAGCTTTAGAGTATTTTGCAGAAATAATAGGCGCAGTAAAAGGACCAAAAGCCGAGTATTCACCGTCAGCATACTTGTACCTGTAGGTAAATCTTGGAAATACGTTTTCAAATAAACTTTTTTCTTCTACTGAATCAGTGTGATTAATTTTTATAAAAGGAGCAGTAGATGGTCTTTTTTTAATTACAGTTATATGCTCCTCTTCAATATCTCCAGCAGAAGTACCATTAACGTAAAGTAAAGTGTGTTGATTTACTGAAGTTGTTCCTAACTTGCAGTTTTTTATATTTATTTTTTTTGGCTCATTAACGCCGTCTGTCCACATTAAAAACTCATCAACTATATTTATACCTGTTATAGTTTTAGAAGGAAATTTTAAAGTAGCACCTTTAACTTTTTTCTTAGTATCTACAAAAACTAAAGATGAATATTGATTTTCTTCGTCCCACTCTAATATTATATCTTTGTCTACAGATGTTATAAACCAATAAAGTTTATTTTCTTTTTCATCAGCAATAGACCCTATACATGTAAAGTCGTTAGAGCTAATAGCGAAGTTACCATTAAAAAGCTTATCAATTCTTTTGTTGCCAATAATATTTTGAACAGTTCCAACGTTAGAATCTTCTGAAGTAGAAATCTCTACGTTTAACGCTTCTCTATACTCTCCATTAGGTATTAACCTTTCGTCAAGGTCTTTATTCATTTTACCTCGAACAAAAGTATTTTTAATCTCTGGCATAAACTATTATTTTATTTGTTTAGACTTACCTCTTAAAACACGCGTTAAATCGCTAATCTTTATATTTGATAGTCTTAACTTAGCTTGTCGAGTAGCTGCAAACTTTTCTTTTTTAGCTCGTTGAACTATGTACTCTGGAATATTTGATTTAGTAGATAACACTCCATGCGTTATTGACCTGTACATTGCTTCTTCTGCAAACTTGTGAACTTTCATTTCAGACCAAGTGCCAAGACTATCGCTTATGTAATCTAATATTACATCTTTTCCAGAAATATTAGAGCTAAAGTGTATTCTACCTAATTCTTCATCTATATAGAAAGATCCATTGTTTTGAGCAGCTGAAGGTTCTAGCCCATATCTTTGACCCGCGGCGTTTATACGAAAATCATCAACGTCTGTCGTGCTGTCGTTAACGGCCTCAGTACTACCCGATCCTTTAAACTTTGTCCAAGTAGAAGATTCAAATCTATTTTCTCTTTTTAAATTATTTACATTTGCATCTGATCTAACAGACAGCTCATCTATAGTAGAAGTAACTTCCATGTAAGGGTCAGGCTTGTTACTCGCGTTGCTTGAAGGCCAGTTAGCTTGACCGCTAGCTAAAACGTAAACTGTTCCTGAAACGTTGCTAACATCAACGCCAGTTATACTTTTTGCTCCAGACTCTCCAGCTGTCCACTCTACGTAACCTAAGTCAAAGTACTCTGCTGATGAGTGGTTAGCAGCTAAAGCACTTCCTACGGCAACATCTCTTATGTTATCTGCGTCTGGAGCTATTGTACTTAAACCAAACCTTACTGTACTTGCTGAGTGAGTAAATGTTTCTGTTATAGTCTCTCCGGTGTCTTTATCTTCCCTGTAGCTTGTTCCCGTGCCTGATTCTATTGATGTTGCGTTTGCAGAAATCTCTAAAGTTGTCATTCCGGTAACATCTATTTCTTGCCAAAAAGCCTGAGCAGATCCGTGGTAGGTAGTACCTGTTTTGTGAGGTGCGTTTCTAAACTCTACGTTATTGTTAACCGCGCTATTAAAAACTCTACTACCAAACCAGCCGGTACGACTTTCAAGAAGTGTTTGGAATTTACCGCCTAGATTATCTAACTTTGATAAAATAGCTATAGTAGTGCTAAAGTTATCTGTAAAGTTGTAGTCAAGATCACCGTTTTGAACTAGCTGTGAGTTGTCTCCAAAGAAGTATACGCCTTCTTCTTCTTGAGCTATTTGAAAAGGATTTGAAGTTTGCGTAGTTTTATATATAGGATATTTTATTCCTTTATCATCTACCCAGCTAATATGAGTATAGTTAACATAGTCTGCAGGTAAAATCATTACTAGCGAAGGTGGAACGTTTATTTGCTGTGACTTTATAGATTTTAGCGTATCAAAAGATAACTCAGCTAAAGCTCTTTGAGCCCAAAAACCCACATCAGATCTACTTACTTTATTTATTATTTTTTCATCACCAACGTAAACAGCCATAAATTGAGAGATAATATCGTCTAGCGATACAAACTGATATTCACCAAAAGGACTTTGGTCAATATTGTTTTCTTTCATAGTACTATTGTAGTACTCTTTGTCGTGACCTTTTTTTAAGTTGTAATACTCGTTCGCCATTTAATTAAGATTTTTGTTGTTGTAAGTTAGTTACTTCTTGTTGAGCAGCTAGTTGAGATACTTCAGCATCTTTTATAGATACGCCTGCTAACTTTAGTATTTTTAACACAAGCTTATTTTGCTCTGAAGGATGCAGTTCAAAATCGTTGCTTGTAGTAGGGTTCCATAAAGCGCTGTTGCCCTGAAGCAAATAACCCCAGCTTACCGGGTGTAATTTTCTAATGTAGTTTACATATATTTTTTCTATTCCATCAGGATTTACCCAAATTACTCCATCTTGATGAAGATAGCAGTTAGGTCTACTTAAAGTCCCTTTGGTAAGTGGGCCTTGATTGTATTCCCAAAAGTCTTTTCTTGAAAGTTTGTTTATTTGAACATGACTATGAGAGCTTCCTGTTCTAACATCTGTTAATCTGTAAAAATTACTAGGTAACGTGAACTTTGAGTTACCTGCTTCTAAATCTTCGTTCGATAGCGGAACTGACGTGCTAAATATAGCTATTTTGTCTTCTAGCAAAGAAACCATGTCAGACTCGTTATCGTCACTACCTCTACCTCTTTTAAATTGGTTAAGATCGTAAAAGTATTGCTCAAATATTTCTACTTGAGCTTGGTTAGCAAATAAGTTAAATTCTTGAGGCGTTATATAACCTCTTTGTTCCTTGTTGGCTAGCGCCAATACTGTTTGATATACTGTGTCTACACTTATTGCCATTATGTTTTATTTTTATAGTTAAGCAACCACCCCGAAGAGTGGCTGCTCTACTATAGGATGATTACGCGTTAAATCGCTTTTCAATGTTTGAATATATCTCCATACCTTCATCAGTTTTAAACCAATGCGCAAGAGCGGTGTATGGGTGTTCATCAAACGGTACAGTCATTATTTTTCTATCATTAGATCCCCATATAAAATTACGTTGATCAGCTGATAGTTTAATAATTCCTTCTTCTACAGCTTTAATACCAAAGTTTCTAAGCTGAACATTGTCGTCAGCCGCTAACTCTAAGAACAAGACAGGGTTGTTGCGAGCAAATAGTAGTAAATCTCTTTTAAGCTCCTTAGAACTCATCTGAGACACTTCAGATCCTTTTTCTACTCGCATTATAGCTTCAGCCATATCAATATCTATTTGTCTAGCCATTAATATTGCGTCTGCTTCCATTTCTAATATTTCTATTTCACTAGCAGCTTCTCTTACAGGCTCATACTCCGTATATAGCTTGTTTTTATCTGGGTGATATAAAGATAAAAGTTTTTGTAGAGTAGTTTTTTCTTTAGGCACAAATAAAGATCCGTTTCTAAAAATAATATGCTCTAATCTTTGATCACCTATCATTTCGTCAACAAAAGGCGTTTTTTGATTTTGACAATACTTTAACTCTCTTTCGTAACCTTTTTCCGCGTCAAAGTAGTACACTCCAGCAGACTTTATCATTCTAGAGATAGGTTTTTTATTGCCTTTTAAATTGTAAACTCTATCTTTTATTTCCCAGCTTGGTTTTTTAGGCGTATGCTTTTCAACAACAACCTCAACCATTTCATTTGTAGCTTTTACTTCAGGAGCTACTTCAACCTTTTTTGTTTGTTTTTTTGCCATAATATAATATAATAAAAATTAAAAAAAAAGATCGGGGCCGAAGCCCCGACCATAATTAATTTACTTCAATAACATGAAGTTGTTAGCACCTTGAGTAACTAAACATCTTTCAGTTAAGAAGTGTAGTTGCATTGCATCTAAAGCAGATGTAGCAGCTCCAACCGAACCAGTAGTCCAAGTCTTCATTCTACGATCATCAGTTTGTGAAGCTCTGTAACGTACGTGTAAGAACGGACGCTTGATAGAAGCACCAACAGTTTGATCATATACAGATGAAGAACCAGCAGGAATCATAACCCCACGAATTTCGCCAGAACCTGCAGCATCATTGATACCGCCACGTGTAGCTTTATCGTTTAAGTAACGCATGTCAGACTTATAGAAGTCGTAAGAACCTCTTCTAAATCCAGAGAAACCTAAGTTCAACGCCATATCCTCAGAGTTGTCGAATACTCCGTAAGAAGTACCACCAGCACCGTAAGAGTTCATAGAAGCTAACATGTCGTCAATAGCTAAACTAGTAGCACGGTTAACAAACATCATGTTTTCTTCAATAGCACCTTGCTTGTCAAATTCAGCTAAGATAGCGTCAAATTCAGCTAAGTCAGTAGCAGCGTTAACACCAGTAATACCTGAAGTTACGTTACCTCTATCTTCGATAGCATCGAATAAACCTTGAGTACCTACGTTAGCATGACCTAAGTAGTCATCAACGCCGTTAGTACCAGAGCCTTTAACAGACTCTAACATAGACATTTCAACATAGTCGTTAAAACGAGCACGAGTATCAGACTCAGCTTTTAAGTACCACAAGTAACCGCCCTGTCCAGCTTCTGTAGAAATTTCTACCCAACCGATACGAGACGCATCTGATCCAGACACCTCGTAGTAGTCCTTCATGATGATAGGCTTGTTAGTAAAAGTTTGAAACTGTGGCTCGTTAGCGCCTCTTGAATCAACGTCGTTTGCAGCGTCGTTGTCAGCTTGGTAACGTCTAGCTTTTCCGTACTCAGAACCATAGACTAAAATAGTAGTAGTCTTGTCTGTGTTAAGCTGATCAATATCAACGCCGTCATAAGCAGATAGTGTTAAAACGTCGTTGGTAGCGATGCCTGTAACCATAGCTTTGAATACGCCATTAGCATTAGAAACAACAACAGTGTCGTTTAATCTAACGCCGTGAGCAGTATCAAGACCAGCTTGAGTGTAATTAGCTTCATCAATGTCAGCTTGAACTAAGAAAGTGTTGTCATTTGTTAACTTACCTTTGTAAGACAAGTGCAAACGTCCTTGCTCAGACCATACAACTTGATCAGCTGTCATAGCCTCTTCAGCTCCTATTTTAGCTAGAAAGCCTGAAATTGTTCTTGGGCCGAAAACTTCAGCCTCTTTTTCCATTAAATCTGGAACGTATTGTTGACCCCAACCAGCGTTATCGCCAGATGATAGGTCTAAATAATTTGTAGATAACGTTTGCTTTCGTGAAGCAGGAACGCTATTCAAATTATCACCGGGTGTAATTGCCATAATAAATATGTTTTAAGTGTTAATTATTTTTTAATTTTAAATTTAAAATCAGAAGAGCTATCACCTAGCACCCTTACTTTCATCTTGCTAGTATTGACATCACCAGCAAATTGCTGGCGAGGGCTCATGCTAACATTTTTAGCTTTAGCAACGCTTTGCTTTAAAGCATCTGCCTTGCCTTGCTCGTAAAAGTGCTGTGCAATTGCATCAGCATTCATAGCTGTAAAAATACTTTTGTGATAACCCTTAGCATCTGATATTACATTATCTTCATTCAAAAACTTTTTGACAAAGTTATTAATATCGCTTTGAGTTTCTTTAACACCGTCTACGTTCTTAACATTATATCTAAACTTCTTGTCACCAACGTTATATTCAAATCCTTTGAATTTTTCGTTAAACAAGTTATTAGTTTTGTTCATAAACGCGCTGTGTTGTTTCTCAGCTACTTTTCTGTTGTCTTCCGACTCTTTGTTATATCGATTAAAAAAGTCCATTGCCTTTTGATATTCATCGTTAGGCGCTTGACGCATTTTAATCTCATCGTAATATGTGGATTTTACACTTTCCAAGTGGTTCTTTGCTTGAGCAACTTGCTCCTTCAAAGCTAATTTTTTTCTTCTTATATCTCTATCATCATCTAACTCTTCGTCAAAAGAAAACTGATCTTCCATCATGAAGCTTATTTCCTCTAAGTTTAGATGAGGTTTAGTTTGCTTATAGTATTCTCTTAGCAGCGTTAAGTTATCTAAATCAGAGTAATCTCTATTTAGCTTAACATAATCTTCTATGTTGCCACCAGTCTCACTCATAAAGTCAACCAACTTTTGAATGTTTTCTGGTAAAGGCTCTCCTGTAGCCTCTGCTTCTTGCACGGCTTCTTCTACTTCGTCAACTAATTCTTTCAAAGCCTCGTTTGGCTCTTCGTCAATAACTTCTTCTAGTACTGCATTTTGTGCTTCGGCTTCCGGCTGTACTTCTTCTTGTTCCGGTGTGGTGTCGGCACTTTCATCGCTTCCAACCACTCCTGCGTCGTCAGTTGAGCCATCTGCAACTTCTGCTGCTTCTTCTGGTTTCTCATCTTCAATTGGTTTATCCAAATCTATTTTGATAACACTGTCGTCGCCAGCGCTTTCAAATTTACTTTCATCAACTGTATCTACAGTCTCTTGCGTAGTCTCGTCGACTACTTGTTCATTTTTTTTTTCTTCCATAATAAAATATTATATAATTAGTAAAATTACCTAGGTTCAAACGAGCCTAAGTCAAATCCACCTCCAATAGTATCATTACCTGATGATTCAAAGTTTTTAGGTGGTTTACCCGTCTTTCTTTGATCTATAAGCTCTGACTGTTGTGAAGCTTGTATTTTAGTTCTTTTATCTTTACGATCTTCTTTAGTAGATTCTCTGCTTAATACGTTTTGCATATCTATTTGTCTAAGCTGCATGTTATATTGAAACTCTTGAGCCATAAGCTGAGATTTAATTTGTGCTTCAGCTTGTAGCTTTTGAGCGTCCATTTGAGCTTCTACTTGTTTAGTTTGCATTTTAGCCTGCTCTAACGCTTGTTGTTTTTGTATTTCCAACTGAGCAGCTGCTTGTTGCTGTTGAGTGTTAGCTTGTGCTTGAGCTTGTATGTTTTGCTGTTGCATCTGCTGATCTCTTTGTAGCTTCTTTTTTCTTCTAATTTTAAGAAGTTGATTAGCCAGCTTAACGTTTTTAATGTCTCGCAAGTCTATAGCATCTTCTAAATCTATACTTTGCTGAGCTAGCGCTTGTTGTATATTGTTTTCTAATATAGCTTGCTCTTCTTCATCAGGCATAAGCTCTAAGAATATGCCAAAATCATACAGATGTAAGTTTGACATCTCTTCAAGCGTAGCAACATTATGTACACCAATGCTTTGAATAAAAGCATCTTTTGTAGGAGAATATTCTATGATGTCAGATATTCTTAATGACAGTTGCTCTGCGACTTCAGCTGTTAAGAATAAACCCGAATCAAGTATATGTCTAGTCGCTGTATTAGAGTTTGCAGCCGCAAGCTTTTGAACGCCGAGTAAAGCTCTTTCGTCAGGCGTACTACCGTCACGAGCTTCGTTAAGCCCGGTTACGTCGCGTATCATTTGTAAGTAATAGTTATAATTACCTATTAGCGCTTGTATCTTGTTACCACCAGATCCAGAAGTAATCTCTTGAATAGGTACTTTACCAGGATTCATATCGCCTTCAGAAGTAAATGACCTACCAATAACACTACCTGTTTGGAAGAACATATTTAAAGCTTCTTGTGGGCTGTAGTTAGTTCCATTACCTAAATCTATTTCAGCTAAACCATCAGCGTCTAAATAAACGCCATCTGGAACCATACGCGACATTACTTGCTGTAGCTTTAAATGTGTTAGCTGTATCATGTCGGCAAATCCAGTAATACGCTTTACTAAAGATTCTATTCTACCTTTATACATTCTTGGCGCTACTATGTTGTAGTTCATTTTAACTTTAGTAAAATCGCTTTTTGGCCTCATCATGTTTTTAGCCATTTGCCATTTTAGTAGTTTTTTAGTACCAAGAACCATAGCGCCTTCATATAAACACTCTATTGATCTTTGCAGCTTGCTATAATCAGTAGCGTCTTCAGGTGGGTTAAAGTTATCGTCTTTTTCAATAAGCTTGCTAGCGCCACTACCTGTTTCTTTTACTTTGTAGACTTCGTTCATATACGTCTTATAATTAAAATATAAAACTTGAACTCTATTTTTATCTGTATCTTCGTAGCCTACGCCGCTGTATTGGCTGTTAGATTTTTGAACGTCAGCGCTGTTTTGTATTTCTTCTAAATCTTCATGCGTTAAGTGCGGAAACTCTTTAGCTAACTCGTTTAGAGGTATTGTTTTAACTTCGCCAATATAATACAAGTCGTCAAAGTAAGGTGAGTCTGTGTAAGAGTAAACTATGTCCGCAGGATCTACATATTTTACTGTAACTCCTTCTGAAGTGTTAAAATCTGTTTTTACAGCAGCGATACCAAGTACAGTTAAATCGTAGTAAAGCTGTTTTTTAATTAAATCGTAATTATTGCCATCAAGCAAAACATTTATAGCTTGCTCTTCCGCTAATTCTACAGCCTGCTTATAGGTTAACTGCATGTGCAGCTCTAGTTCTTCTTGAGTTTCAGGTAATGTAGCTGGGTCGTTTTGATAAAGGTTTATACCAAACTCTTCAGCGGCAAAGTCATTCATCTCTTTAGTAGCCATATCTCCAAGTACACTTTCCATATACTCTGTTCGTTTAGCTACACCGTATGGGTCTTGAGAATATGCCTTAATGTCAAAAGATCTATTAGCTAAGCCGTTAACTACTATATCTACAAATTTAGGTATAATAGGTACGGGTGTCCAATCAAGGTTTAAGTAGCTTAAGTCACCATTTATAGAAAGTTCGTCTTTATATTTTTGTATAGACTGCTCTCCTCTAGCGTATAACCTTAAGTTATGATAGTTGTTAAAATTGTTTTGATACCTATTGTGGTTTCTATCGTTGTTAAACCACTCTGTTTCGATTGCTTTAGCAACCTTTAAACCGTAGTCATAGCTTAACTTTTCAGCATCACTAACTACTTGACTTGGAAAATAACTCTTTATAACAGACTCTGCCATACTTTTATTTTATTATTTTTGATATTCCACCTTGGTTAGAATATTTAGATATATTTATGTTTACTTGCGGTCTTTTAATATCCGCGTGTGGTCTGTAAAGGTGACGATTGCAAGCCATTATAGCTAAACCAGAGCTTATAGCGGCATCAAACTTAGTTCTTTTGTTTATATCAAACTTAGCCCAATCATTTAAAGTTCTATTGAAATACACATTACCGTATACTCCTTCGTCTAAATGACCTACGTGATCATTGATATACATTTCTATAGCTGCAGCGTGAGCTTGCTTTATATCTTCACTAGAGTTAGGTATACCACCTATTTCTTTTTCAGCTGTACTTAGCTTGTTCCAAACTTTATCTGGTCTATTCATACTAAAACCTCTATAGCCTCTTCGCTTAAAGTAGTAAAGTAGTCTTGGCTTGTTATTTTCTGCTAACAATGGCATACCGTAAAATATGCAAGCCATTAGTATATCTTCAAAAAATATTTCTGCGGTTTGTGGTCTAGCAATATATTCTAAAAAGAAATGGTTTGGCGGAGCGTCTTCCATACTAAACTTTGTTAGTCCATGAAGAGATCCGTTGGATCCTCTACCATCAACAGTACCACTAATATCATAACTATCGCAGCCAAAGGCGCCCATATGCTCGTTACCAGGGTACTTAACACCATTTTTTATTATTACATTGTTTTGAAGTCTAGGTTGAGGTGTCCAACTTATGTTAAACCTTCCTTTTGGGTCAGGATTAAAAACTACAGCTGTGTCCTTAACTCCACTTACCCACTGAAAATTACCAGTGTTGTAAACAGCGCTATTTCCTATTCCTTCATTATAATCTATTTGCTCGTATATTTTAACTAAATTAAATATACTGTTTTTTGTTTCATCTCTAAACGCATGCTCTTCAGTTCTTGGAAACTGACGATAAAATTCGTTTAATGCATCTTGATCCTCTTTTAAGCCTTCTACCTCGTTGTTCCAATTATCTATAACGCCTACGTCTATTAATTCACCGTCTGGTCCATGAACATCTCGTCCTGGAGTAGTGAAGACAGGTCGTCCATATTCGTCAATAAATCCTTCAAAGTTCCACTCCATTGGAATAAACAAAGCATATAAACCAGATTTTGTTTGCCCATTTTTATTTCTTCGAGTTACATCACTATCATTATACAATCTCTTGAAGTTATCACCACCTTTATCTAATGCGTTAGACGTTGACCCCATCATGCACTTGCCGATAATTCTACTACCTAGTCTAAGACAAGTTTTTGTAACTCGCCAGTTGTTAAGTATGTTATCGGGCCTCTCCCACTTGCCACTTTCATCATGAACTAACAGTGATAATTTTTCACCATCATAACTGTTGTCGCCTGTGTTCTTCCAATCAATCGTTGTGTCAAGACCTTTTATCTCCTCTAGCTTTTCGTTAACCTCTATTTTTTTACGAGTAAACTTACTCGCTGGCACACGATATGCTAGCTCAGACTTTGGTCTGTCCATACCATCTTGAATAGGTTTGAAGAAAAAAGGATAATTTATTGATATAGGCACAACCTTGTCAGTAAACATCTTCTTAGCATCACCACCACTCTTGGATAGTATTCCATATCTACTATCACTCGATATTGTAGCTAAGTTAACGGTTTCAGCAGAGCTCATGAAAGAAAACCCAGAACGTCTGTTTTTAAGATAACACATGCCGTAGCAGCGCTTGTCTGCTTTGCAAGCTTCCCAGAATATAAAAAACAATCTATTAGCTTCACGAAAGTCTGGAGCACCAACATCTATTTTTGACCATTGGAGGTACATGTAGTGAGTTCCTGTAATATAAGTTGGAACACTAGCATTCTGAAACCAGAAACCTTCGTCACGCCTTTTGAATTCTTCATCTATATAATCGTACCATTGTTCTTTTTGCTCTTCCGGGTATGCCTTCCAGTCAAATATAGTTTTTATCTTATCTAACAGCTTTGGCTTATCTAACTGCTTCCACTTGCTATGCTCGTTATTATGTACTTCTTTAGGTTGTTTAGGTAAAGCTACTCGCAAGCCTTGTATTTCATACACATCACCTATTTGGCCAGTTTTAGATATAACTACAATATCATGTTCTTTGTTGTAGCCGTAATGCCATTTTTTACCTTTATTAAGTCTACTTAAAGTAGTCTTCTTAATAGGTTCAACTATTTTATATAACGTTTGCTCGTAACTCATTTAGATCTTCCTTCAGCAAAACCTTTAAATACCCTCTCTTCTTTCTTTTCTGGCTCTTTACCTTCCAGCAAGTTTTCTTCTTCTTGAATACGATTGAGTATTTCAAAAGCATCAAATATAGCTAGCTTTTTAGTAGCAGCAGCATTTTTAAGCCTATCAGCCGTAATATCATCACCACTATCAACGATAGCTTCTTTAGCTACTTTAATAAGCTCTTCAACTGCTCTATGCCCAGCTTGGATTATACTCTTTTTCGTCTCCTTGATATTCATACTTAATTGTAATAAACTTATTATAGACTCTATAAAGCTTTTGGCCTTCTATTATAAACTCGTAAGTAGAGAAAGGCGTGAAACCTACGAGTTCTCCAATACGATTAACTCCGTCTGTATACTTTACAATACCAACACAGCTTTGCTCTATCTCTTGATCTAGCTTGTCTCTTTGCTTAATAGGCTTTACAAAGCAAAACCCATCAACAGCTTTCCATTTATCTTTTGACTTATACAAAAACACTTGATCTAAACTAACCACATAAGTAGTTTCGTCAATAAAAGCTCTACTGTTTTTTTCTTTACCTTTAGCGTCGTACCATCTTCTAAACACGTTATGATGTACTATTACAGTATCACCAACTTTAATTTTAGTATCAAATGCTGTAGGAACAGCTTTTACTACAGCTTCTCTATTGACAAACTCGTGGTTTTGTATTTCAGAGTTTAAAATTAAATCTTTACCCTCTACTTTAGTAGTGTTGTTGTATCTACCGCCTTTAGGCTCAATGATAAAATTAAATGGTGTCTTCACTAATACTCTAAATTATACTCAATAGATATAGCCATGTTTTTATTAAAATCTTTCCACGGTAATACATCTTTGTTTTTCTTGATGTATATAGAGTACTTGTCGTCTTCCTCTATAATGTCACAAATAGTATGACCACCATACACATCCTGTCCAACAGAATAGTGCATGGCGTCAATTTTGTAGTCTTTACCGATTGTTATTTTACGAATCAGCTTGCTCATCTTCTGGGTATTTAATCTCTCCAGTATTAATGTCAATATCAACTTGGCCGTACTCTTCTTGCAAAGCGGCGTTTAGCTCAGATAGCTTTTTGTTAACATTATCAAGCTCGTGAAGTAGCATGTGCTTTCTAGCTGCTATGTTACCTACTTCTAACTTGATTTGATTTGAAGCGTTTATAACGCTTTGAACTTCTTTAAGTTGTTCGTCATTAAGTTTATTTGGCCTAAGGTCTTTAACCTTTGCCGTCTTTCGTTTTGCCATAATTTAATTTAATTTAATTTAATTGTTAATTGTTAATCTAAGTTATGTTTAGAGATCATATCGTTAGATATTTCTCTAACTTGTGCTTCTGTTAAAGCTACGTTGTACACTCCTAATTCGTAAAGGTACATATTACCTTGTGGCACATCAGTACCACCACTTGGATTTATAAAAGGTTCAAAACCACCTATTTGATCTATTATAAAATCTACGTTAGCGTCAAAGTCAGTGTCTGAAATTTCTGTGTGAAATGAATGAGAATTTGATTGATATACTTTAACAGTAGCGTTCACTCCAGCGTCTTTAGTTATGCAGATAAAAGTTTTTACAGTTGAAGGCGCGCCGTTGTCAAATTGCTCTATACCTATTTCATCACTAGTTCCGCCTTGAGTTGCTTTTATATTAAAATAAGGATCTGAACCGTCGTCTTCTTCTGTAAACAAAAATATAGAAGATCTATTATTATTGTCTGTATAACTTCCAGTTACAAACTGATAAGCTTTGCTTAGGGTGTCAGGCGTAGATTGTTTTGATACAAAAAATACTGTAAAAGCATCCCTTAGCATAATAGCACTACTAAGATCTAGTTGATCTACTTGACCAGAAGCAGAAGTAAAAGGAAAATGAACTCCTTTATTAGCTATATCGTGAATAGGTTTTTTATTGTCTACAGATTGTCCTACAGTTATACTACTACCGTCAGCTAAGTTTTCCATAGCACTTACTAGTTTTTCACCACCTATAAGAGAAGACGTTACGTTAAACCCAGAAACATGAAAAACTTTAGAAGATAGATCAAGAACTGATTCTGCGCTAGCGCCACCTGTTATGCTATTACCTAATCCTAGCATTATGCTCCTATGTAAGCGATCAGCGTGCCAGACGCAGGATCGATCTCTGTGAATCTACCGTATATAGTAACACCTTTTGGAAAGACATTATTTACGTCTATTTCTATACCACCAGTTCCAGACTCTCCAAGATCAGGAGATAACGCAGCGTCGTGAGCAGCGCCTTCAGTGTTGATAAACTCTAAGCCGTTAGCAATGTCATTATCAGCTTTTAGACCTCCAGATGAATCAAAAGTTACATCTGTTAACATTGTTATAGCTACAAACACTTTTCCAGTAGGAGGCGTCATAGCGGAAGTGCCGTCGTTGAAAGCAGAGCCTAACTGACCAAAGCCATATGCTACTTCTGTTGAATTTTGTCCCATTTTATTTATTTGTTAGTTTGTTCGTTTTTCTTTGAACTTCCACCGAAGAAGAAGTCTATTATTGTATTTACCTTAGCACTCATTGCGCCAAAGATTGTTGATATAAAGCTAATTTCAAATTCACCTAGTTCTAAGCTTTTAGTAACAAAGTAATTAAACATTACAAATGTAATTCCAAAGTACGCTACTGTAAATAACGTTGCTAAAACCTTTTGGATAATAGCATCGTCCTTGTACATTTCACGCGCAGACTTTCTGTCTTCAACCTCTTTAGCGAAAGCTTCACGCTCTGCTTCTAACATTACAGATTTAATAGCCAACTTAGCTTCGTCACGCTCTTTGTCTGTAGTTATTACCTTGTCTAAAATTCCTTCTGCATTATCTAGTACTTTACCAAATAATCCTCCTAAAACATTTTGTATCATATAGCTGTTTCTTCTCCGTTATTAGCATCGTTCTCCCAAGGAAAACCACCGTCACCAGCTTCTTTCCATTGCCCATCAACATTAATCATATCTTTTCCGTTGATAGTTTGACGCATAAACGTTTCACCGTTGTATTTTATATAATCATCACCATAAGCAAGCTTACCTACTTTCATGTCTGTAGCGTGTCTCATTTCATGGTTGATAACTTGTCTTTCTTCAGCGCTGCCAGGAACTAACTTGTCGCTAATGTATATAGAACCATCCATATTAGCTTCGCCTAGTATTCCTTCGCCTAAATCTTTTCTGATAACAGGAGTGCCTGGCACTGAAGCCTGTGGATCTCCACCTTCTTTGCCAAACCTATGCTTTTTGATTATTCTGCCGTTAACAGCAATATCTCTCGTGCCTCTACCTAGTTTGAATCCCATTATCTATCTTTGTCTTTTATCATATCATCAATAGCCTTGTTAAAGACTTTATCAGTATATGTTTTGTTATTGTAAAATACACTTCTTTCAGATGTTGGCATATCTTCTTCGCCAAGCAATATTCTGTATATTCTACTTATTAACTGCTGGCATTTAAACGATGTTTTAAATACTGAGTACTTTATCGTTGTTCTATTCCTGTGTCTCCACACTTCAATCCAGCCTAACTTCCTTAGTTTGTCCCACCGAGTTTTATCCCAGCTCATGGTGTAAGTACCATCAATAAATTCTTGTCTTGTAAACCGTTTTTGACAATCTAAAAATATTAGAAGTTCAAGATCGGCATCTGTTAACCCGTAAGTCTTACAAGCCCACTTTCTAGTGAGCCTGTAATACTTTAGGATTTGTAATTCACGTAAATCGTGACTAGTTAATCGCACTTATTAAGATAGCGCAACTGAAACGAAACCATCATTAGTTCCTGGTGAAGCTAAACCAACCACAGATAATATTTCTGCAATAGTTAAACCACTCCATAGATCAAAAGTTTTAACAGCTTCTTTTCTATTAGCGTCGTTACCAGTGTAATCTAAAAACTTAGGGACTAAGTATGCTGCCATAGCGTTAGCATTAGCTAATTTTTGAGCAGTTGACCCGTCAAAAGTAAAAGTTAACGTCCAACCGTTACCTCCAAGTACAGTTGTTGCAGCGTTTACAGTAACATCCTGTAAAGTAGAAGCATCAATGTAAATAAAGTTATCAGCAACAATAGCGTCAGCTGTTACCAATGGAATTTTAAACATTTTCATAATTTTTGTTTTTGTTGTTAATTAATTAGTTTGTTTGTTATTTGTTTTTAGGTTTCGCAGTCTATGGGTTATGGTTTAGGTTTAATCAATTAATACGACGTCTTTCTGTTGAATAACACCGTAAAAATTATCTTTATGCTGAACTCCATGTCCAGCATGTCTATCGTAATAAACTATATCACCTTCCACTATGCCTTCTACATAGTTTCCAATAGATA